ATTACAAATGTTGTTTTTGAATCAGAAATAGTGCCAGAGATTACACCTTATCCATTCCATGTCAATCGTCCATTCTTGTTAGTTATCCATGAAAATAAAACAGGTTTAATTTTGTTTATGGGAAAGATGATGGATATTCTGTAATCTGAAACACAGAGCATTACAAGGGAGAAAAATAACTTTAGCAAGCAGAAAACTTATCTATAGTATCCGTATTGTATAATCCTCAATATTAGAACGTGCCATGAAGATACCTATATTTTTCAAAAGTATGATGACAGCCATTCTTTTCTTTCTTATTCCTTGGGAAGGGAAGGCTACCGGTCTATCCGGTGATGTCATTTATCTGCAGGGAGAAGAATGGGTGTTATTGGACAAGCCCATCAACCGGGATTCTATCCTGTTTCATCGGTTGATGGAATTTTTGCCGGACAACCATTGCATTACTACCGCCAATTGGGAAGGCTATACCGCCTATTGGGAAGTGCAGCAATCTCATCTGTATCTGCATCATTTGGAAGTCTGTGTCTATGATAAACAGAAGAAAGAAGAGTATTCCCTCACTTATCAGCCAGACCAATTGAAAAAAGTGTTTCAACCTTATTACCAAAACGGGAAAATCTGTGCCCGCTGGTTCAACGGAGAACTTCGTGCCGGGAAAGGTGAGCTGGTGCGTTATGTACACAGCGGCTTCGACCGCAATCTAGAAACGGAACAAGTGATGGTGCTTCAACACGGTCGTATAGAAAACTGCCAGACTTACCATAATACCCTACGGGCTGGCATGAAAATACAGCATGCTCAGGATGAAATTATCCGGCGTTTTCCTTGGCATCGCTTTCCGGAATACAAAGGGAAACGCATGACCTTTTGGGTAAATAATATGCAATGCAATTCGGATGGTCGTCTGGTGGATTTGGATGTAGTGATTATGTCCGTTCGTCCAAAACGGGAAAACATTGATGACAAGAATCATCCTTTGGCAAAAGCATTTAAAGAAGTACTGAAGAGCATTTATCCTTGGGAGGTGTTGTTTATCAACGGAAAGTACACGATTGAATTTAAGGATTTTGTACTTACCATTTGGGAAGACAAGCTAAAGTCCACTCAAGCAAATGATACTACGGAATACACCCTCATAGGCAAAGTCTATGGCGAAGAAGTGCGGCAGATTCCTCCTTACGATGTCACTAAGAGGCCAATGATTGCTTCATACCTAACTATGGATGAAAAGCCGTTTCAAGGTTGGCTTACTGATTCTACCGGAACATTCAAGATAGAACATTTGAAAAGAGGAAAGTATCAGTTGGTTGCCCAATTTGTCGGTTTGAATTCATGCGACACTCTTGTTACTATACCATTTCAAAGTGACACACTGCGAATTACGCTTCCTCTGTGGTATGAGTATATCGAAAAATATGATTGTTCACCGACCTTGTCTCGTGAATACATAGACAAAGGGAAACCCAATCTGAAGCTCATTATTCCTGTTGGAAAAGAAGAGGTCATAAGGAAGCATCCCTTTTGGAAGAAATATGGGGTTACGTATATCAGCTTCTTTCCCTTGAATGAAGATGGTAAACTGACATGTTATTTAAGCACTCCCAACCATCTGCTGACTGCTTATAACGAAGAAGTTTTCCGATATTTGGATAAAAAGTTTGGCAAAGGATGGCGCAAGGAAGTACCTCCCGGTATCTTCGGATTGGACCACTCTCTGAACGAACTGCATGATTATAACTAGCTTATCAAGACTTTGAACCGGAAATGTCAATATCCCGTTACTCAGCAAAAAAAGAATAAAGGTTGTGTTTTGCAAGTAACATATACAATAATCATGATTTCTTATGTTTTAATTGATATTGTTTCCGTTGCTTGCAGGCTATTCCAAAAGCCGTTCTTATCTCATTTGAATAATTTCGGATATCTTCTATTGATTGTAACTGAATCCATTTATATCCGGTTCTGTTCTCTGTAACAAAACATATCCGCTTGCTGTACGGCCTTAATGATACACGGCATACCCACCAATATTCATGTCCAGTCCAAATCAGAAGATAGCCTTTGAAACTGGTATATGATAGTTCACTTTGTTCCCCAAGAACAGCTCTGATTATATTGTATGCATCTGTTTCCTTACATGTAATCACTGCATCTTGTTTGTCGCTTATAGCAGCCATTCCATCGTTCGGTGCTTGTCGTGGTTTCTCTTCTTTCACCAGTATGGCGGTATCCGGTCTGCCTGAAATCATCCCTCCTATCACGGACAAGATAGATTTCCTCACAATCGGTCTGTATTCTTCGATCAGCTTCGGTGTGGATTTCCCGTTATTAAGACTTCTGACAAAATACCTCGTAAACTCATCGCCCGGCGACTGGAAATTCTTTGCAAGAATCTCCTTTATCTGTATCATCATTTGCAGTTCCTTTGCCGTGCTGAGTATTTCCGACTCATTGTAGCATGACTTGTGGAACTTCTTCATTTCCTCTATATCTGCATCCGACAAGTCCAGCATATTCACCACCAAGAAAGGTTTCTCGTCCATGATGTTCGTCTTGTCAAGATCCGCATAAAACCGATACTCGATACCGTTTGTAAGCACCCCAAAGCGTGCGTTGGACGCAGCATAGTATTTTGAAAGCTGGGTGTTGTGCAAGTCAAGGTTCTGCTTACAGTGCTTGCATTCTATCAGAATAATCGTCTTGCCATCCTTTTTGATGGCGTAATCTATCTTATCACCTTTCCTTGTCAGATCGCAATCCATTTCAGGCACTACCTCGAAAGGATTGAATACATCATATCCCAACGCCGTTATTATGGGCATGATGAAGGCGTTCTTGGTGGCTTCCTCTGTCTGGATGGCATCTTTCTGCTTCTTTATCCTTTCCGCAAGCTGAAGTATATTGTCTTTGAAATCCATACCTATCTTATAAGTTGTTTATAAATTCGGTCGCTTCATTCTGTTCAGCTCCAGTGTATTCCATATACTCCCTTACAGCCTGCTCGATGTACCCACGGGATTTTAAGACGTTCCACTTCTTTATTTTCCGCTGGTATTCTTCACTGCTTCGGTCTATAGTAGGACGTTCTTTCTTTGGCTGTTGTGCTGAAGTACTCTCCTTTTTGATTTCGGTTGCTGCTACCACCTTTATATCACCTTTGCTCTCTTTGTTGTTGTGCTGCTTGGGTTCCTTCATTTCCGACGCTATTGTTTTCAGCAGTGCCAACATTTCACTGTTTTGCTTTTCGTACAGCGCCTTGATGCCTGCTACATTATTGGTCATATTCCACACCTTGAAGAACAAGATTATCTGCAAGATTCCGAAAACCAAGCAAACGATTGCTAGAATTAATGTAAATGTTTCCATAGTGTATTATTAATTAAATTTCATTTAGTCATCCTTTCCATTAAAGACAGCAACCTGTCCACCTGCTCTTGCGCTTTCGCTGTAAGTCTTTGCTGTTCCATCAGACTTTCCAATGCCTTTTCCAAAGCGCTGGTGGTATTCACGTTATTGCCATTTCCTGCTACAGAAGTTCCATGATGGTCGCTATTGGCAATATATGAAGATGTATCGTTAAGCATCTCCCCTTCTCCCGTAAGAAGCCAGTCAGTATTAAGTTCAGGGAATTTTCTCTGAATATCCAGCAAGCCACGTTTGCCTACAGAATTTTTAATCTTGTGCACATAACCATTGGATAGCCCACAAGCCCTTTCGAAATCTGATATTGAAATCTTCTTCGATGAGATGAAATCAAAAAGCCTACTCTGTACATTCATAAACAACAAGTTTAATTAATATTAAAATCCACTGATTAATCACTGAGTTTTCTTGTTTCTTAGATAATATATTTATCTTTGCATTACAAAATTAGTAAAACAATAAATAAATCAAAATAATATGGCAGAAAAAGAAGAGAAAAGCCCGATTACACCAACACTGAGAGTGATGAAGATAGGTGAAGAATTTACTTATCCTATTCAGATGATGACTTCCGTCAGAACTGTATGTACCACATACGGACTGCAATGGGGGAAGACATTCAAAACCCGTATAGACAGAGAGGCTAAAACAATTACAGTAACTAGAGTGAAGTAGAGTACAAGGAATTTTAGTAACCCAAGGTAAATGATAATACACTGGATATGAAAACTGAAAACAGACCGATTTATTCAATATCCGATAAGGATATGATAGAACTTAGAAAGTGGTGTTTTGATCGTGTCCTTACGGAACGTAATGTCATTATGATGAATATGAGAGAAGAAGCACCCCTTGATGATTTTTTCACAGAGATGCTTCGGATTTCAGAAAGAATCAAAGACTGGGTTCTTACTGGCGATCTTACATCTTTGTAAGCATAAGAGCATCTTCAATTTGAGAAATAACCATGTCATAACTTTCTGAAACTTCATAGATGATGTGCCCGTCATTACCGTTGGGAATCGTCAAATGCAGCAGTGTATTTTTACCCGCACGTTCAATCGCTGCAATATTAAGAACATTGACACATACGGTCTTAAAGTAATTCGGGGTGGCAATATCTACTTCAATAAAGTAACTGATTTTGGCTTTCTGTTTCATATTTCTTAATTTTTTAAGTTGACATAAAGAAAAGCCTCTGAAAAATACATGAGTTGCCGAATCGAATTGGCTCAGAGGCGCGATTTTAAAGAGTTCTTTGACATTTTGGAAAACACAATAAAGAAAACTTTCAGCACGTCAATTTGTCTTTAACGTGATGAGTATGCTTGGTGTGAGGCACAAGTATCGCTGAAAGTATGACCTTCAGATACAGCCTGTGCGGGCGTAGTGAATATTCCGTACAGGCACGAGTTTTAAAAATATCAGATTATAAGATTCATATTGAATAGTTCACTCAGTGAGTGGTACAACACAATTAGTAACAGCATTCAATATCAATAGCACATCACGTTAAACAAAGTTTAACTAATTGATAATCAGTTATTTATATTTGTATAATCCACTTTAATAAAGTATCTTTACAATATCAAAATAAACCCATAAACAGCAAGGATATGAAAAGATACGATTTAAGCAGAATAATGACAAGAGCGCATTACATTTTCGGCCACACGTTCAATACCACATTCAGCTACTGCCTGACAAAAGCATGGACGGAAGCCAAAGAGGAAGCAAGAATAAGCGAGGAGAATGCAAGGCGTGCCGCTGAATATAAGGCAAAGTACGGAAACCGCGATTACAGGAACTACCGATCCTATTACAGTTCACGCATGGGACACAATGACTGGAGATGCGACTACCGCAATGATGCCAAAGCAACAGTCATCCGCTCGTTCAATGCAAGATGATGGTTGTATATGACAGATTCATTTGCCAGACTCTATATAACCCCATCCCCTCCCGTAAGATTCGGGATAACAACCGGTTTAAGCCATTGAGGGGATCATCAGTATGCTAGTCTTATTTTGTTTGTGTGTTAGTCACAATTCTTTATGTATCTAATTCTGAAAAGTTCCAGATGTTCCGGTCCGTGAGGATAGGAACACCACTCCACTCTGTCACAGGTGCGTACAATGGGCATGAATCATTATCTCTATATTCATTTGCCAGGTATGGAGGTTCGATACCTCACAGAGTGACCAAATATCAAATCTTAATTCATTATGGAAAATAAATATCAGATAACAGGCTACCAGCTTGTTTATGCCAATGGAGGAAGGGATACAGTAAAATTGCAGACCCCTGTCATTATAAGCGACATAGAGGGATACAGACGTAAGATACGTTCTGTTCACAACTGTATCAGTGTCAACCTCAGTTATATCGAACTGCCGTGAGATTTTACCGCAATGTACCAACTATAAATCCTGAATATCATGTTAAACGAGGAAATATTGAAAATCGTCCTGAATGACAAGACATTCGGACAGAGAGAAGCCGCCACTATCGTGGGCGGACGAGGAAGGTTGTTCAGACTGGTAGGTTCTGGTGCCATACGTGCCGAAAAGAAACCTGCCAACAGGCAGAACGGAAGATGGTACTGCAACGCCTTTGATGTACTGAAACACGCCGCGCTCAAATAGATTATTTGAATTTCAAATAGTTATATAAAGTTAAGCCACTGATTTTTAAAGTTTTACAATTTTGCATCCCAAGTAAAAATAGTTAACTTTATATCACTATAAGGAACTAATAAACAATAAGTTATGAAAGTATTATATCTCATTTGGTTTGCTCTGGCAGCTATCGTACATGGTACAATAGACAATCTTGACACCGCATTCTGGGTATCAATATCCGCATTCGTGGTATTATCTCTCATACTTGCCGTGAGAATTGACAGAAAAAATAATCTTAAAAACATATATAATGATGAGAACAGACAATGAGTTGCAGCAGATGAGCCATGATGAGCTTATTGAACAGGTGAAAGGATTGCAGTTCCAGCTTGCCGGTATGGAGCTGGCTGAGAAAGAGAACGCAAGGATGAGGGAGATTCTCTCCGCTATCGGCATTATTTATGAATCCTATAAGACGGACTGTCATGAATGAGGAACTTGCACGGCTGGAAGCCAAACTTGAGAAAGTGAAAGGGTGCGGGTTGGAATATCTGCCTGAATACGGTTTCTCTTCCAAAAAGGAAATCATGCAGCTTATACAGGAGGATATAAACGAATTACGCTCGGAGATGGAATGCATTCAAAAGGATTACGCTACTGACGAACTTGAAGAAGAGCGCACGAGGTTGTGCATCCTTCAGGGAATACCAAGATATTGTTGAACTTTAAAATATTCAAGAGTGATGGAAGAAAACAATCAAGTTACAGAATTACAGATTATTCAGGCCAAACAAGCGGCCGAGTTTGCAATGACACCGGTAGGGCAAACCGTGAAACAGTTTGAGGTCATGCAGCGCATGGCCAACATGTACACAACAAGCACAATCGTTCCGGATACGTACAAGGGAAATGTGGGAAACTGCGTGATTGCGCTGGATATGGCCATGCGTATGGGGTGTAATCCGCTTATGTGTATGCAGAATCTTTATATCGTGCATGGCAACCCTGCTTTCAGCAGCAAGTTCCTGATTGCCACTATTAACGCAAGTGGCCGTTTCTCCCCACTCCGTTATGAGTTTAAGGGAGAAGAAGGTACGCCGGAGTACGGATGCCGCTGCATTGCTTATGAATCGTCCGACAAAGACCACAAGGAACCGCTTCATGGTGACTGGATCACCATGGGAATGGCTGAAAAGGAAGGCTGGACCAAGAAGAACGGTTCCAAATGGCAATCAATGCCAAGCCAGATGCTCCGTTATCGTGCAGCCGCTTTCTGGCAGCGTGTTTATTGCCCGGAAATCTCAATGGGGCTTATCACCAAAGAGGAGGCAGATGACATTCAGGATGCCGAATATGAGGAAATTATTGATAAATCAGCAAAAAGCAACAAACTTGCCGAAATCGCTGCAAAAGCCGCAGGAGTCAAGGATCACCCCCGCCCGGAACAACCGACAGATCAAACTCAAGACTACGCGAATAATAAACCTACTCGAAAATCATTGTTATAATGGAAATACAACATTCTATAGAATGGTTCCGTAAGCGGCTCGGTAACTTCACCGGGTCGCAAATCGGACTCCTAATGAAGAAAGGGAGAAGTGATTATTTTTCCGATACTGCCAAAACTTATATTTATCAAGTTGCATCAGAGAGGGATATGAATCCTGAAATTATCAATGATGATGTCGAGTTTGAGAAATATCTGCATCAGGTCTGTGTCAACACCAAGGCGATGCAATGGGGTACTGATCAGGAAGAAAATGCCAGAGAGCTGTATGAACGTCTGACAGGAAGACATATAGTTGAGACAGGATCATGCAAACACCCTGCCATAGAACATTTCGCAAGCAGTCCTGACGGTTATTATTACGATGAAGAAACCGGTGAAAAAGGCTGTCTGGAAATCAAATGCCCGATTCAAAGCACTTTCATGAAGTATAAAAGTGAAATACACAACAATGCGTCGCTGCTTGATGTCAAGTTCGAGTATTTCTACCAGTGCATGGCCCATATGATGTGCACAGGTGCGCAATGGACTGATTTTGTTATTTACAACCCTTTCCAGAGCAATCCTATTCATATAGTAAGGATATTGCCGGATGAAGCGGTGTTTGCCGAAATGGAGAAGCGCATTCGTGTGGCTGATGATATTGTCAAAGAACTGATTGAAGCGGAATGACGGGACAACTATTGATAAAAGAAACCCAGTTGCAACGTATCATACGTAAAACTGGAAGAAAACCATGCGAATGCAAATGCTCGTTATGCAGGATGCAATGTCACACACCATGTCTGGGTACTCCTCAGGATATAGAGAGGCTCATAGATGCCGGATATGCCGACAGGCTGGCTCCCACTTTGTGGGGAGCCGGGATAATCATGGGCGTGATTGATATTCCCATCCCCATGATTCAAGCTGTTGCGGGTGACGAATACTGCATATTTTACCATAACGGACTATGTGAACTTCATGACAAGGGATTGAAGCCTACCGAAGGACGTTTGTCACATCATTCCACACGCCTTGATAATTTCAAGGCCTCTAAAAGTATATCTTGGAATGTCGCTAAAGAATGGCTTTCCGAAGAAAATGCAGAAGTTATTGAACGTGTAGCTGATAAATTTAGTAGAAACTAAAAACAATAGAGCGATGAATACAAGCTATAAAGAAAACACCCCTGACAACTTTTGGCAAATCAGATGGCTTGACAGGTATATGGAAGGTCACAACGGGTTCATTGCAGGCGGGTGTTTTAAAAACATCCTTTCCGGTGAACGTGTAAAAGATATAGATATATTCTTTGAAAGCAACGATGACTTCCAAGATGCAGTAGATTTATTCAATAGCGACGGCTATGTGAAAGATGGCTGGAAATTTAAATATCGTAATGAAAAGGTATGTGCCTTTCAGAAAGACGGTGAAAAAATATGGATTGAATTTATCGAATCTGAATTTGGTACGCCGGAGGAAATACTTAGGAGCTTTGATTTTACCGTTGCGAAAATGGCTTATTTCAAGCAACCTAAATACGACAATAGCGATGATGATATTCCTTTTTCATCAGAAAAAATAGTTGGCTATGAATACCGGCTACTCCATCATGAAAACTTTTTCGAGCATCTTCACATGAAAAGGCTGGTTATTGATGAAAATATTCCTTTCCCAATTAGCACATGGGAGCGTACATATCGGTATAAAGGATATGGTTACAACATGTGCCGGGAAACCAAGAAAAAACTTTTAGAAGCTATTCAGAAAACGAATTTAGATTCTGCCGATTTGTCTATGTACAATAATGGTGGATGGGACTAATAAAAATATGGAACAATGAATACACAGATAGCAATCCAGGAAAGCGATCTTGAACTGATCGTCAGTGAAAAGACGTTAGGTAGTCTTACTACCAACGCAAAGCAAATCAGAGATATGGTAAAAGCCGCTTTGCCAATGTATGATATCTCCAATTATAACGATGAGAATATCGATCAGGCAAAGAAAGACAAGGCAGCTTTAAACAAGGCGGCGAAAGCCCTCAATGCCAAACGTCTTGAAATTGAGAAAGAATTCATGAAACCTTTCAGGGAGTTCAAGGACGTTGTAACCGAAACCGTGAAACTTATCGGCGAGTGCTCTGCCAAGATTGACACGGTAGTCAAGCAAAACGAACAGCAATACAAGGATAGAAAGAAAGCCACTATCAAGACTTACTTTGATGGATTGAATGTTAACCTTGTAGACTTCAATAAGGTTTTCAAGTCTGAGTGGCTCAACAAATCCGCAAGCATGAAGTCTGTATGCAACGAAATTGATTCCATATTCTCCAAAGTCGAGAACGAACTTTCCACGCTGAAGGGGTTTGGTGAGGATTTCGATGTCCTTCGTACTTATTATATGGATACGCTCAATATCGCATCCACCATCCAGTATGCCAACCGTCTGAAGGAGCAGCGTGAGCGTGCCAAAGCAGCAGAAGAAGCGCGCATCAAGGCAGAGCAGGAAAAAAAGGCTGCTGAAGAAGCGCAGATGAAAGAGGAAGCGGAACGAGCCAAACAGAATTCAGTCAATCCATTTGCAAGAGCCAGTCAGCTGGTCACCAATGAACCACCTTCCTTTGTCGAGCAAACCAAAGCTCAGGAACCGGAGCTTCTGACGAGAGCTTTTACTGTTACCACAACTCGTGAAAATATAATCGCTCTTGGTGACTTCATGAATGATAATAATATTGATTTCGACAAGATTGAACTTGCAGATACCCTATGCAATACAGATTTGAATTCCATTGTCAGAATGCTTGAATATAGTGCAAATCTGATAGACAAAACCTCTACCAAACCTTGCGAAGCAGATAAGGCAAGGCAATTCAGAAACATGATAAAGAAAATTCAAAAGAAAATAGAACAATGAAAATTACAATCAGCAAAACAACCGAGTTTGAAGCGGTCTACCTGAAAGTGGATGCAGGTGTACGCTATTGGGAAGACGCAGAAGTAAACGGAGTTAGTGATTCTGAAAATCCGCCAACTATTCCTTGTGCTGAATTTATCCATGCCGATAATGAATACCGCTGGCGACCTATTATCGACATCGACAATGGAGTTATCACTAATTGGGAAAAAGGTTTTACCGCACAAGTTCACTATAAGGTATGCGATGATGGCATTTATACAGTTACTGATAAAGATGGCAACATCATTGTTGAGCATGAGGGTTACGTTCCATCCATCATGTGCCCGGAAGATGAAGGATATGGCGACTACATCATTATGAATATTGACAAGAATGGATTTATTCAAGGATGGAGAAAGAATTTAATCAGTAGAATTATACAAGAAGAGGAGGATTAATTATGCTACATACATGGTTTGAATGTAAAATCCGTTATGAAAAGACAATGGATAACGGAATGAACAAGAAAGTAACGGAACCCTATTTGGTTGACGCGCTCAGCTTTACGGAAGCGGAAGCCCGCATCATCGAAGAGATGACTCCGTACATCAGCGGTGAGTTCACTGTATCTGACATCAAACGTGCCAACTACAGCGAATTGTTCCCCAGCGAAGAGGAAGCTGCCGACCGCTGGTTCAAATGCAAACTTATTTTCATCACTTTGGATGAAAAAAGCGGTGCTGAAAAAAAGACTTCCACTCAAGTACTGGTACAGGCTGCCGACCTGCGTGATGCAGTGAAGAAACTGGATGAGGGCATGAAAGGCACAATGGCCGACTATCAAATTGCATCGGTAGCGGAAACTGCTATTATGGATGTATATCCGTACAGCGCAGAAGAGCGGACTATTGATTCCATTGGAGAAAACGCCAACTCTCCCGTTGTTCGTAATTTCATTCAGTCACTCCCGGAAGGCTGCAAGACAACCATTACCGTAGGAGGAAAGCAGGTCGTAGTTGACAAGACCGGAAAAGATACAGTAGTAACCCCACAAGACAAAGAAAGCGATGACATACGAGGAGATGATTAAACTTGCATCCAAAGCTAAATCATACAAAAAGCCGGCAAACGATGAGCATAGGATACAGTGTGCTTGTGTAAAGTGGTTTAGATTGAAATACCCCAAACTGAAAGATATGCTGTTTGCTGTTCCGAACGCAGCCAGAAGAAGCGCAAGGAACGGAGCATATATGAAAGATGAAGGGATGCTCCCCGGCGTTGCCGATTTAATCCTTTTAAAAAGCAACCGCTTCTATGGAGCTTTGTGTGTGGAAATGAAAAAGCCTGGTGAATACCAAAGACCTGCACAAAAAGAATGGCAGAAAGAATGTGAAGCCGCCGGAAACAAATATGTAGTCTGCCGGTCTTCGGATGAATTTATGAGAGTTGTAACAGATTATTTAAACGATGTATAATCATGGAACAGGAAATAAAGGAAATTAGCGATTACCTGAACATCGCTTGCTCTAATAATCCGCAAGAAATTCAGGAACGCATATCAACAATAATGGTATATATGATGCGTACCGGTGAAATGCTTGCTAATGCAAAGAAAATGCTTCGCAAGAAAAAGTCGGATGAAATACAGAATACAATCATTCGAATAGCCAAAGAGAATTGCCTTTCTGCTAAAATACAGAATGCTCTACTCGACAGTATTGCCGAAGACGAAGCGTTTTTGGTAGACAAACTGGACAGGCTTAACGCCTCATGTGTACATCAACTTGATGCGCTACGAACACTTCTCAGCTTCGAGAAAGAATCGCTTCGGCTCACCAAGACTGGATATTGATAAACAATGTTTAAGTAGCTGATAACAAGATGGATATATTTGTACATCTATTAATTTAAAGTTAACTTTGCTGCATGCAATCATTTGATTATCAACAATATGAGTGACACAAAAAAGAAATCGTTTGTTTTCTATATCGAATGGCAGGAAGTGCTGATGGAATATCCCGCGGAGGTCAGACTTGAAGTGTACGATGCGATTATTGAGTATGTTGCATCGGGGACGCTATCGGAGCTGAAACCGTTGGCTAAGATGGCATTTTCCTTCATAAAGAAGCAAATCGATTCCAATAATGACAAATATAACAGTCTTGTCGAGAAAAGACGTGAAGCTGGCAAAAAAGGTATGGCAAATCGGTATTCTGGCGAAAAATCAACAAATGATAACAAAGCTAACACAAGTTATCAAGATGTAACAAAACTAACAAATGATAACAACACTAACTATAATGTACCTGATAATGTACCTGATATTAATAATTCTCTCTCTAACGCACGAGATGGAATTTTAGATGGTAATCCTGTAAACTCCAATTTTGAGCAAGATTTAAATCTTACGGAATGTCGTAGAGAATTACTTGCCAATCAAAGTTGGATAAACCAGCTATCAATGAATGTACATTCCGTAGGCTACTCTTTCTTTACCGAGGACGTATGCAGGGAGTATATAGGCAGGTATTTTATGGAGTTACAGAACCGTGGTATAGAAAGGAAATCAGTATCTGATGCGACATCCCATTTTTCAAACTGGCTGAAAATAGAACTTAAAAAACAGAAAGACAATGACACAAGAGGAGCAACAGCTTTCAGAACGCATTCAGGAGCTTCAAAACAGGGAACGGAAAAAGAAGCTCGGCGAAATGGACATATCCCGGATTCTACAGACGCACGCAAGGATTATTCGGGACATTTCTGAATACGACCTGTCCGACTATTGTGAGTTTGACCATCACTGCGCCCTGATTGAGAAACTTGGCGACAACTATATGGGGCGGGAATTCCGTGAGTTCTGTGTAGACAATTACAACCGCGACGTACTCAGGTTCCTTGTTTATTACTTCAATGATTGCAGGCTTGCAGAGGGCATTTTCCCTGACCGCGGATATAAAATCCACAAGAACCTGCTTATCATCGGAGACCCTGGCACTGGAAAAACACTCATTATGCAAATATTTTCAGATTACCTGAAATTGACGCATAACCCGAATATGTTTTGTAATCTGTCTGTTACAGAGATGATGAACTATTACAAGATTCACGGACATATAGACCGTTTCACCTACAATGAAACAGCCGAGAAGGGGCCAATGGGCGGAAATCCGTTCAACGTCTGCATTAATGACATCGGACTGGAAACGGAGAATCAGAAAAGTTACGGTACAAGTCTTGACAGCGTAATAGACGAATTTTTGTATGCCCGATATGAAATTTACCAGTCACACTTTAAGAAATACCACATCACGAGTAACCTTACCGTTAAGGAGTTCAAAGCCCGCTTTGGTGAGCGGCTGGTAGACAGATTCAAAAGTTTTAATGTCATTCCCCTGCTTGGTGACAGTCGTAGAAAATGACAGTTATACTAAGTTAAAGCATAAAACAATAAGAAATGTTTATTTGGAAAACAAATAAAAATAAGATAACTTTACATCAAATAAAAGAACCAATAAAACTAAGAGCAATGAAGAAAATATCTACCCTTTTTTGTCAGAAAAGTATTATTATAGAATACAAACCTGTTTCCGAAAATATGATTTTGGAAGGAAATCAATACAAGATAGCCCTATTGTTCATTCTTCAATAAAGTTGCCGTTTTAATTTATTTGAGTTGCAAATAAAATTATATTATGAAACCAAGAAAACAACTAATTGACGCCGCCGTAGCCAATGGTAGCATTGACAGAATGAACATGTTGCTATCCGCTGCACACCTGCTGAACTGTAAAGCCAACAGTTTGGTGGAAGAAGCAAGCGATTTAATGGCTGAAAACGGTCTTCTGCTTGGAGACTTGAAGAAGCTGCACAACAATTTCGTTAAAAGCGCAGATTTGTACTTTCTGGAATTCTCCTCACTCGTAGAGACAGAGAAATCGAAGATGGATATGTTCAGGGACATGGACGACTTCGACGCCAAGTTCCGCGAGTGGGCAAAATTACCGTCTGATTGGAAACCTAAAGAAGTGAAACAATGAAATTATTGAAAGAAATAGCATAATGAAAGAATATATAGAATTTCTGAAAGACAAGATGGCCATCAGTCATCAGACCGGGTTCGAGGTCAGTCCGGATGAACTGACACCGTCGTTATATCCCCATGTGAAAGATACAGTCCGCTGGGCGGTGTCCGGCGGTTGCCGTGCCATATTCTCCAGTTTCGGTATGCAGAAAACCGTAACCCAGTTGGAGATACTTCGGGTAGTTCTGAAACACAAAGGTGGCAAAGGGCTGATAGTATGTCCCAAGCGTGTAGTAGTTGAGTTCCTTACACAAGCGGAACAACATCTGCACATGAAAGTGACCTATGTACGAACTATGGCTGATGTGATGATATGCCCGACTGACATCATGGTTACGAACTATGAGCGTGTGCGCGACGGTGAAGACGGGGCGAGAATAGAACCTTCCTACTTTGCCGTAACATCATTGGATGAAGCGAGTGTACTGCGTGGTTTTGGTACTAAGACCTATCAGGAGTTTCTTCCCTTGTTTGCAGAAGTACCGTACAGGTTTGTCGCTACTGCCACACCATCACCTAATAGATACAAGGAATTGATACATTATGCCGGTTATCTCGGTGTGATGGATACAGGGCAGGCGCTTACCCGTTTTTTTCAGCGTGACAGCACGAAGGCAAATAATCTTACTCTTTACCCGCATAAGGAAAAGGAGTTCTGGTTTTGGGTAAGTACATGGGCGTTGTTCCTCACTAAACCGTCCGACCTCGGTTATCCCGATATAGGATATGAACTGCCTGAACTGCGTGTACATGAGGAAGTGGTTAGTGTGGATAACTCCACTGCCGGAGCCGACCGTGACGGACAAGTGAAGATGTTTCGTGAGGCTGCTCTCGGTCTTGCCGACGCAGCGAAAGAACGCCGGGACAACATGCAGGAAAAGATTGCCCGTGTGGTGGAAATCATTAACCGTCCTGAAAACAAGGACGACCATTTCCTTTTATGGCATGACTTGGAAAATGAACGGAAGGCATTATGTGACGCCATCCCCGGATGTAAGGCTGTATATGGTTCGCAGGATGATGATGAAGCGGACAAGGTGATAGCGGATTTCAAAGACGGACGTCTGAAATATCTGGCCGCCAAACCTGAAATGCTTGGTGAGGGTTTGAACTTCCAGTACCACTGCCACAAGGCAATCATGTTCATCGACTACCGTTTCAATGACAAATTCCAGGCAATAGCCCGTATCTACCGATTTATGCAGCAGCATCCGGTTGACCTTTATCTGGTCTATGCGGAAAGCGAGGGAGAGATATACAAAAGCTTCATGCAGAAGTGGGCGCAACACTGCCAAATGGTAGCCAAGATGACCGATATAGTCCGCGAGAACGGTTTGTTCGGTTTGCAGGCTGAGGAAAAGATGATGCGGTGGATGTTCGCCAGCCGGGAAGAGAAATCCGGTAAACTTTGGAGGGCCATAAATAACGACAATGTTCTTGAATGTCAGAAAATGGAAAATAATTCAGTAGACCTGATTGTAACCAGCATCCCGTTCTCCAACCACTATGAGTACACTCCGACCTATAATGACTTCGGGCATAATGAGGACAATAGCAAGTTCTTTGAGCAGATGGATTACCTTACTCCTGAATTGATGCGCATATTGAAGCCTGGCCGGTTGGCTTGTATCCATGTGAAAGACCGCGTACTGTTCGGCAATGCCACAGGTGACGGTATGCCTACCATCGACCCGTTCAGTGAAATGACTGTATTCCACTACATGAAACACGGGTTCCGCTACATGGGGCGTATAACAGTGGATACGGATGTAGTGAGGGAGAATAACCAGACTTACCGACTTGGCTATACTGAAATGTGTAAGGACGGTTCAAAGATGGGTATCGGTTGTCCTGAGTATGTCCTTCTTTTCCGCAAGCTTCCTTCTGATACCTCACGAGCCTATGCCGATTTTCCGGTGGTAAAAAACAAGAGTGAATACTCGCTTGCCCGTTGGCAGATAGATGCTCATGCAAGCTGGAAATCTTCTGGTAACTCTCTGTTGAGTTACGAGGATATGAAAGGTGCCGGTATTGATAAAATACGCCATTTGTTCAGGAATTATGAACGCGAGCATATATATAACTACGAGGAACATGTATCATTCGCTGAGGAATTGGAAGCCTACGGAAAGCTGCCTAAAACGTTCATGGCTGTTGACCCGGTAAGCAAGAAGCCCTGGATATGGGATGATGTAACCCGAATGCGCACACTCAATACGAGACAGTCGCAGAAGAAACGGCAGAACCACATCTGCCCACTTCAGCTGGATATTGTTGAAAGACTGATTGAACGGTATTCAAATAAGGGTGAACTGGTATTCGACCCATTCGGTGGTATCGGAACCGTTCCTTATTGTGCTGTTAATTTAGGACGTAAAGGATTATCTACTGAACTGAATTACGATTACTGGAAAGACAGCCTTTCATACTTGTATGAAGCAGAAATGGAAGTGAGCGCGCCCACGTTGTTTGACTTATTGGATGATGCAGTATGAATGTTCATCAGACAGTCCCCCGCTCCGATTGCACCTCTTTCGCGAAATGTGTCAAGCATTCCCTTGCCTATTGCCGAAAGTACGGTGCATCCGAATGCGGCCCGTGCGAGATAGTGAAGCGGAAACCGAGGAACCGGGTGATGGTGGACGGTGTAGAACGCAAG